GGGTGTAAAAGCCCCTTTTTTTACAAAGACAAATGACAATAGACAAAGACGCACAAAGATTAATAATGCAGTTGTATGAAGAAGAATGTTATATAAACCCTTTAGAAAAAATAGAATATCCTTTACCGGCAATTTCATTTGGAACTAAGCAATTTGAAACAAAAGATGGTTTAATTGAATATCCAATACCTGTAGGAACTTATGGAAATTTTAGCTTTGTACAAGCACCACCAAAGAGTAAGAAAACATTTTTTATTAGTTTACTTTCGGCAGTATATTTAAACGATGAAATAAACGGAATATCAGGCGATTTAAAAGGCAATAGACAAGGTAAACATTTGATTCATTTCGATACCGAACAGGGTAATTTTCACGCTTCTTTAGTGTTTAAAAGACCAATGGAAATGTCAGGCAATAAAATAGAAAACTATCACACTTACGCATTAAGACAATTAAGCGCAAAAGATAGAGTAGATTTTATAGAATACTGCTTATACGACAAATTAGAAGGTAAAGAAGTAGGTGTAGTTATAATAGATGGAATAGCTGACTTATGTAGTGATGTAAACAATATAGAAGAATCTAATTTAGTAGTTCAGAAGTTAATGAAATGGACAAAAGAATTACATTGCCATATTATAACAGTTATACACTCGAATTTCGGAACTGATAAACCTACAGGCCATTTAGGTTCAGCATTAGAAAAGAAAGCAGAAACACAGATTCAATTAGAGTTAAACACAGTAAATAAAGAATTAGTAACCGTATCGTGTAAAAGAAGTAGAAATACAAGTTTTGAAACTTTTAGTTTTAAAGTAAATAAAGCAGGTTTACCACAAGTAGAAGGCAATTTATACGATGTATTAAAAGGAGTATTTTAAGATGCAATTACAAAACAAAATTAAGGAGTTAAAAAACGAAGCAGCACGTATGGAATTAAATTGGTGTGATAATCGTGAAATGCTGCATTACTTTAGAACTTTACAAGCTGATTTACATTTAATTGAACGTATGTGTAATACTGAATCTAAATTTGATTACATTGCACTCGAAGAATTAATGAACGGATTACAAGACAAAGACAAAACATTAACAGATATTACAGTTAATTTTAAGATTAAACCAATAGAACGTGAACGAAAAGAAGCACGTATAACCGCTAAAATGTTTTAGGTTTACTTTGATACAGAAAATTTGCAATTTTGCATTTACTTTAAAACAATAAACTATGATTTTATTTCTTGTTTGCTTTTGTGTAATTTGTTTAATAGTGTTTCAGTTTGTGGACTGTGAAATACTTATAACTCCAATTAAAGGTGTAATGCTTGGTGCATTATACAATGATGATGATTTTGAAGATGAAACAGAACACACAATCCAAGTGCTTTTATTTGTAATTTCATTTTCTTTCGTATGGACAACAAATGGCTCAACCAAGTAGCACAGCACCACAAAGAATGGATTAAGATAATTAATTCGTTTGGTGAATATGACTATGCTGAAGATATTGTTCAGGAAACGTACATTGCTTTGTACAAGTATGCAGATGCTACAAAAATTATAGATGCTTCGGGTAATGTTAGAAAAGGTTATGTGTTCTTTACTCTAAAAAGTTTATTCTTTCAGTACTATAATAAGAAAATGAAAGTAAATAAAGTTTCAATAGATGAACAGTTTAATTTGTTTGATGATTCTAATTTACAAGAACACGAAGCATATAATAATATCTGTTTGTTAGTAGATGAAGAAATAAAAAATTGGCATTGGTACGATGAAAAGTTATTTAAACTTTATAGAGATTCTGATATGAGTATGCGGGATATTGCAAAAGAAACAAACATTTCTTTAATATCAATTTTTAATTCAATAAAAAACTACAAAGAAATTTTAAACACTAAATTCAATAAAGATTATCAGGATTACATAAACAACGATTACAACGGAATTTATTAAAATTAAAAACTATGGCACGAGGTAGAAAAAAAGCAACAGGATTAGGTGATACTATTGAACAAATCACTGAAGTAACAGGTATTAAAACTGTAGTAGAAAAATTTAGCAAAGCTACAGGTATTGACTGCGGGTGTGATAAACGAAAAGAAACATTAAATAAATTGTTTTCATATCATAAACCTAATTGTTTAGTAGAAGAAGATTATAACTATTTAACTGATTTCTTTAGTAGATTAAAAGGACAAGTTTCAGTAAACGACCAATACAAATTAATAGAAGTGTATTTTCGTGTATTTAATCAGCGCTTAGAAAATTCAAATTGTTCATCTTGTTGGAGGGATAGAATAAACGAAATTAGAAAAGTTTACAACGAATACACAATAGATGCTTAATTGGAAAGAAGCAGATTTATTTAATTGGTTAAAGGAAAATATGTTTCCTGATTTAGTTAAATCTAAAAATCAAATGTCAAGATGGGATTGTTACTCACCTGAAACAAGATATAGATTAGAACTAAAATGCAGAAAAGCACACTACGATACTTTACTACTCGAAAAGAAAAAGTACGATGCAATGATAGAAGAATGTGAAAAGCATTTAGATATTCCTTTGTATATTAATTCAACACCACAGGGCATATTTTCTTTTAATCTTTTAAAAATATTCCCAATATGGGAAATTAACTATTTGAATCCTGCAACTACACAATTTACAAACACAAACAGAATAGCAAAAGAAGTTACATATTTACAAATTAATTTAGCAGACAAATTATGAAAGAAAACCCAATACAACTTGAGTATTTAAAATCAGTATTACTATCGCAGTTATTACTTGAATCTAATGAAAACTTGTATTTTACAAAGCAATACAAGCAGCAAATTAAACACAAAATTAATTCTTTGAATAAGGATTTAGAAGAAGTAGTACGTACTGAGTATGCAACTATTTACAAAACTGATGCAGAAATGACAACAAACATTTTAAACGCAATAGATGATGTAATTACAAAACTGCAAACTTCTACTATTGATGAAATTGTAATGATTAATGCAGTAATTGATAAATACAAAGAAAACAAAGAATGGTTTGCTGAATATGCTGCTGCTGAATTTTTACGAATCGATGGCTAAAAAACAAGTAGTAAAATACTACCCTGCACACGAAGAATTAAATGATATGCGAATTTGTCACCAAAATAACTTGGCTTATGTAATAGTTCCTGCAGGTGGTAATAAATATTGGATTAGTAAATACAGTTTAAACGATTTGCACAGGCAGATTTATTTAGAAGAAAATAACGTGAGAAAAGAATTTAGCCAATACGAAGCAGACAAAAAGATTATGGAACTTTATACACAACACTCAAAACGATTTAAGAAATGAAACCACAACACTACGACAATAATAAAAGCTACGATGTAATAGATTTTATTAAAGATTACGATTTGAATTTTAACGAAGGTAACGTGATTAAATACGTGGCACGTGCAAGAAAGAAAGACAATCAAATAAAAGACTTAGAAAAGGCTATAGATTATTTAGAAAGAGAATTAACACACGTAAGAAAAGAACAAGCAAAATGGATAGAACTGAACAAATAATAGTATTTGAAACATTAGAATTAGAATTTAGATTAACTCAGCTACTTAAGAAAAGAGAACAACTATACTTAAAAGGTGGCAATGATGAAAAGTTAAATGATAAGATTAGAGCAGTACAACAGGAATTAAGAAATAAGGGTAGCAATTAGCTGCCTTTTTTATATGTTAAAGTTTTGTTAAAATGTATTTTGTATTAATAACTTGTTTATATTTGCTTATAATTTAAAAACAAAAACAATGACAAAAACAGAAATTTTAAACGAACTACAATTGCTAACTGATTTAGCAAGTACTACAAATGACACGTGGAGTTATAACAAGCTAACTAAAGTTATAACTTCTTTAGAATCTTTATGGCAAACAGAATATGCCTACTTTGAAGAAATTAAACAGGTGTTGAACTACGATGAAACAATGGACAATTTAAACCAATTAAACATTAGATAATTATGACAGCAGAAGAATTAATTGAAATTGAATACAAAAGAAGAATGAAAATTACAACTTTAGATAACAAGATTTGGGATAAAAAGGAAATTTTAGATAATATGTACAGTGATGAGTTTTACTATGGTTATTTAGGAAAACAAGCATTATCTTCATCTACATTAAAAATGGTTCTTAAATCGCCTAAAACATACAAGTACGTAACAAAGTATGGCCAATCAGAAACGCAGCCTTTACGTGATGGTAAACTGTTTCACACAATGATATTAGAGCCACACAAAATAGATGAACTTGTAATAGTAGATGTAGCAACAAAAGCAGCAAAGGCATACAAAGAAGCAAAGGCAGAAGGTAAAGAAGTATATACATCTTCTGAAATAAAAGATGCTGAACGCTTAGCAGATGCAATATTAAAAAATGATGAAGCAGTACATTATATGTCTAAAGCAGAATTTGAAATACCTGAAATAGCAATGATAGATGGAATACCATTTAGAGCAAAAGCAGATATATTAAAAGAGAATATGATAGTAGATTTAAAAACCACTACAGGACTAAATGAATTTAGATATTCAGCAGATAAATACAGTTACGATTTACAGGCTTATTTATATCGTGAAATGTTTGGTGTAGATGAATTTGTTTTTGTATGTATTGACAAAGGAAGTTTAGATATTGGTATATTTGAATGTTCAGATGAATTTTACCAAAGAGGCAAAGAAAAGTTAGAGCAGGGAATTAGTAATTATAAATATTTCTTTGGTCAAGATAGTGATGTAGATTTAAATCAGTATGTATTACGTGGAATATTATAAATAAACAATTATGAAACTATTTGATGATGATTGGGGTGTAGATAATTCACCAATCGATAACACAGAAATAACAACTACATTACTTTACTTTAGCGCTGAAGAATTAAAGCTATTTAAAGCATTATGTAAAAAAGGCATAAAAGCAGAATTTGCTGACCAATACCAAACTAAAGGAAATTTAAGTGATTTATTATTAATTATTTTAAAAGAAAGATATGGTAACTTATAAATTAAAAAAACAATTAACCGACGAACAGGCTGAAAAGTTAAAAGGTAAATATTTAAATGAAAATAATTTTGATTTATTAATTACCGAAGATGCCGATGGTTATGATATAAATGGAAATTTATTGTTTAGGTTTAGAAAAAATGCAATACCATTAGAAACATTAATGTTAGGTGTTAATTCATTTAAAGATAGTATAGAAGTAACCGAAAGCAGGGGTTACGCTTCAGGCAGCAGCCACAAACGTATCCGTAAAGATGGCTCGGTTAGTAATATAACAGTTGGTAATAAAGTTGAATCAGGTAGCGTTGGGTATATGGATTCTTCGGCTATGGTTAAATATTGCCGTAAAACTGCTTTTGCTAAAAACTATTTTGATAAATTTAAAGCCGGTATCCCATTTGTAAAATTTATTGATGATAAATATAAAGAACTTTGTCCTACACATTATGCAAGACAAAAATCAATTGCACAGGGTACTAATCAAAATTACGTTATAGACAATACTGCATTTACAACTGTAACGGTCAATAAAAACTTTAGGACAGCGGTTCATCAAGATGCAGGCGATTACCCTGAAGGTTTTGGCAACTTAATTGCATATCGTGAAGGCAATTGGACAGGCGGTTATTTTTGTTTACCACAATACAAAGTGGCAATAGATTTACAAAATACTGATATACTTTTTGTTGATGTACATAAATGGCACGGCAATACTGATTTTATAAATACAGAACAAGATTGGTTACGAATTAGTTTTGTAATTTACTACAGGGAATATATGTATAAATGCAAACAACCTGCAGAAGAATTATTAAAAATGAAAATGGATAAAACAGGATACTTAAATTTATAAAAATGGAAAAACTAAATATATTTATACCAACTAAAAACAGAGTAAACAATTCTACTTTATTAAAATTTGCAGCAGAAAACAATCAAGAAATAAATGTAGTTGTCGAGCCTCAAGATTACGATGCTTATAAAATTAAATATCCTAATTTTAATTATTTAATTTTGCCAATTAATAATGGTGGAATAACATACGTTAGAAACTTTATAAAGCAATACACCGAAAACAATTCAATAGATTACTATTGGCAGTTAGACGATGATTTAACAGGTTTGTTTTACCGTGAAGGCACAAAGTTAGTTAGAACTGATTTTAATGCTTTACAGGAAGCGCAGTTACAATTTAAAAATAATAAAATTGCATTAGGTTCTTTAGAGTATAGGCAATTTGCTTGGTCAGCCAATAAAGAAATTATTTTAAATAGTTTTTGTGATTCTTGCGTGTTTGTAGACAATACAAAGTTAAAAGGTTTAAGGTATAGAGAATATGTTGAAGGCAAAGAAGACAGGGATTTTGCAATGCAGGTTGTTAAATGTAATATGCAAACAGGTAGAACCACTTTATATGCTTTTTCTGCACCCGCAAACGGAAGTAACGCAGGTGGTTTAAAAGAAATATTTTATGATTTAGGCAAAGAAAAAATATGTGTAAATAGAATGGTTGAATTATGGGGTGAAAATATTTGTGTACCAATTACAAAAGAAAACGGCAGGAACGATATAAAAATTATGTGGAACAACATTAATACAAATCAAATATCAATGTTTTAATGAAAGAAATTACTGCTGAACATTACAACCTTGCTTTATACGAATATGAACAAGGAATGAGTTTAGAAGAACTACGTAAGGTTATAAAGCATTACGAAGATTTACAACTATTTGAAGTTTGTCAGGGTGTGCATTTAGCAGTAGAAGTAATTAGATTTCACATCTTATTTGATGAAGCAAAAAAGCAAGAAATAAAAACAAAAAAATTAAAATGGAAATAAACGATAAAATAAAAGAATTAGTATTACAACAAACTAACATAAACGTAGATGATACTACACGTACACGTGAGCAGGTAGAAGCACGTAGTTTATATTATACTCTGATAAAAGAAATAACCCCTAAAACAACTTTAAAGCAAATAGGTAAATCAGTAAATAAGAATCACGCTACAGTTATTCACGGATTAAACCAATGGGATATGCTTGTAAGATATAACCCAACACTAAACAAGTACAAGGAACGCATTTTAAAGATGTTTGACAAACAAATAGATTTAACTGATATAGATTTACTGCGCAAACAAATTAACCGCTTACAAGGCGAATTAATAGATTTACAAATAGAGAATGAAAGATTAAGAAAAGAATTACTAAACGATGCTGAACCAACAATAAAAGCAGCAAAAGAATTATTAGCTAAATTCGCAGGAAGCGAACAACACGAATTGTTTTTAATAAAACTAAATGCTTTAATACAAATGAATAAAAAAATTAAGATATAATGGAAAAAGCAAAAGAACGTGCGAAGATATTAATGCGACTAAAAGCAGGATACAAACCAATACATAAATACAATAATGGTTTAGGTGCTACACTATGTAATAAATGCAGCATAATAATAACAACAGGATTACAAGATGAAATAATGTGTGAAAGTTGTATAAAAGAAATAGAAGTTAAACTAATAGATGAAGATAAAGAATGACACCAAAAGAAAAAGCAAAAGATTTATATCTTAAGATGTTAGATTGGCAATCTCAAAGTAATATATACATTGAAAGAAATATTATTTGTCCAATGGCAATACAATGTGCATTAATAGCAGTAGGAGAACTATTATATGAAACAGAAGAAAGAGATGGTATGCGAGTTATAAATAATCCGTATTGGATAGAAGTAAGAAACGAAATAGAAAAGCTATGACAAATAAAGAAAGAGCAGAACTACTACATAAGAAATACACTAAAGAATATAATAGATTTGTAGTAAGTGGATATATTAAACAAGGTTATACGGAATGGGTGGAAATAGGAAAAGAACTAAAACAACTTTACAAATGAAACTAACAGAACAAGACAAAAAAGAAATTAAATTTTTAGCTAAAACTGCTTTTAAAGTTTATGTAGGTTTATTATTAACTTTAGCAATAATGTATATAGCTATTAATGTGCTTTAAATTGCACTATTTAATTTAATTATATAAGAAAATAAAAGAAATATAAACTATAGTGTATTAAGAAGCACTTTTAAATAAAAAAAATATGAAACTAATATTAGAACATTATAAAACCATTTATTCAATAGAAACTGAATTTGAAGATTTAGGAATTGATGAACATATTAATAATTTTTTTGGATTATTACACCAAGCAGGATTCCATCAAGATACTATAAAAGAAACTATAATAGAATTAGCAGAATCATTTAAAAAATAAAAATATGCCTGATATAACTAAATGCGAAGGTAGACAATGCGAATTAAAATATACCTGCTACCGGTATACATCTGAACCAAGTAAGTATAGACAATCATACTTCAGCACACCACCATTAAAACTAAATGAAAATGGTGAACAAGAATGTGAATACTATTGGCCTGATAAACAAAAAGAAGAATAGATTATTTTTATTGAAATATATTTAAACATTACTTTTAACTATGGGATTTGAAAAAGGAAATAAATTAGGAAAAGGTAGACCACCTAAAGTAGAAGAAGAAAAAGTAAACAACATTTTTCTAAAAGCATTAGGGCAATTATACAATAAAGAAACTGAAGAAGAAACAAAGATTGCGTTTGTTAAAAATACTTTAATGGAATCACAACGTGGACAGTTGTTTATAGCTGAACACATATTTGGTAAACCAAAAGAAATTATAGAAGCTACACACAACGTAAACGATTTTAATATAAAAGATATCTTCAAAGTTGGGAATAGCAATAAATCAGAAATATAATTTACTTGGTTCAGATAGTAGATACTTTGTAATTACAGGCGGAAGGGGAAGTGGTAAATCATATTCCCTTAATTCCTTTTTATTATTGTTAACTTATGAATCAGGACACGTTATATTATTTACACGTTACACATTAACTTCTGCAAACGTTTCTATTATACCTGAGTTTATAGATAAGATTGAAAGAGCTGATTTAAGCAGCGATTTTTATATAACTAAGGATGAAATAGTAAATCTAAAAACAGGTTCTAAGATTCTATTTAAAGGT